TTCGTTTCTAAATGTCGTTGCCATAATATATAAGTTTTAGTTTTGATGAGGCAAAGATAGTTAGTTGTATCTAAACAAACAAGCGTTTTTTGTATAAATGTTTAGAAATAAATAAACATTAACATAACAAACAGTTTTGAGTGATATCTAAACAAATTTTTATAATTGTTCATTAAAGCCTAAACTTTTATGGTGATTTTATTGTGCCTTATAAAATAGTTCTCTATCTTTGCATCAAGTTTTAATTAAACTTATGAAATATGAATATAAAAGGTATAATCAAAGAAAAGGGCTTTACCCTTGATAAAGTAGCTTCAGAACTAAAAGAGCGCGGTATTATGCCGAGAGCCTCTAAAAGTTCCCTATCACAGAGTATTAACGGAAATCCTAACCTTTCTACATTACAAGCTATTGCAGAAGTTATTGGCTGCAAAATTTCTGATTTCTTCCAAGACGAATATTCCTCCTTTTCTGCCATCATCGACAACAAAGGGAAACTGGAAAAAGTTACTTCGATTGAGGAATTAGAAAAGATAGTGCAGAAACTGAAAGGAAACAGTCAATAACTTGCCTCTTCTGATAATTATGTCTACTTTTGTAAAGTAAACGATGACTAAAAAATAAACAATATGGAATTATTTGTATCAATAATCATTGTTGTATTTGGGTTTCTCCAAATAGTTTTATTTTTCAAAATATGGGAAATGACCAATGATGTAAAAAAAATGGCGAACCATTTCTGCCCATCTATACAGCCGCAACATAAAAAGAACAATGCAGTTGTAAGTGCAACAAACGAAACTGTAGAAATTATTTCCTACACAGGTGACAAATACAGATGTTATAATCCTAATACAATGGAAACAAGTTTGTATAACAAAAACGAATTAATTTTCAAATAAAAGGTAGTCATTAAGACTACCTTTCTTAGGCCCGATTTCTTACATTTGGCTCTTGGAACTTGACTCCTAATTTTGCAAAAGTCCTCTCAATATTCTGCGCATACGCCCCCGTTGAGTTCTTATACTTTAGATGATATATTTCATTTCCATTCGCTGGAACTTTTAGGGCAATATCTCCATGATAAAGTTCTTCATAAAAACTATTTTTCTTATCCAAGAAATCTACAGAGTTTTCGCCCGTGATTGTAAAAGTTAATGTTACGGAACGTTCGTCTGTCTTTGGAATGGTATTAACATAATCAACGCCATCTTTTAGCCGGTTGTTATTCGTGACATACTCTTTCATTCCTGCAATTTCGCCTAATGCATCAAGGAATTTATCACCCATACTCACACCCCATTCGGTGTAAGCATCTTTTCCGTTTATTATCAATTCTCCTGCCATACTATTGATTGTCTTTGATTATTCGTTTTAAATCGCGGATGTCTGATTTTACCTCTTTTAGATGGGATGCCGTCTCTTCGGTGTTACGAGAAATCTCTTTCAACTCCAAATAAGAATTAGAAAGAATGTCCCTTGTCTCGTTGGCTATATCCCTTGTTTGCACTTGCACGAGTTTAAGGTCTTCCATTGTAGAGGTCATAAGAGAAAGCTGCGTATTTGTCATGTCACGCTTGATATTTCCTTGCTCGACAGAAATCTGCATTGCAGTTAACCTACCAACCAACTGGCGACCAGTATCCTCTGTTAGCTCCTGTGCTTCATTAATGGTAGCCTTTTGAGCTTCTTGCTCACCGTACCCTGTAATTGAATCTATGTTATTTACTTCATTACGTGCATTAGAAGCAATCTTTTGATATTCAGCTTTTAATTCTGCGATATGTTTATCAAGAACCTTGTTCTGCGTGTATTCTCCTGCTTTTTTATAGAGACGTTCTAAGTCTTCTTTGTATTTGGATGCAACAAGATTTTTAATAAGTGCATTACGCATGTATTCAGCAAAATTATTGGAAAAAGTTTCACTGTCGTTGTCCATTTCAGAAATCATACTTCTGAACTCATCATAAAAACTATCAAATGAAATATCAAGGATAGCTTCAAATTTGCTATTCAAAGCATCTGTTACCGCATTAGTCTTTTCCACATACTCCTTAACAGCAGATGATAACTTATCGCCAAGTAAGGTCATCGCACCGACATCTTTTGATAATTTCGCCAAATCTTCATCAGACATTTTCCATATCCAATCAAGCCTGCCGAAATCACTTACACTGTTTGCAAGGCGTCCTGTTACTTTTCTGAAATATTGATTGAGCGAATTGAATCCATTTTCTGCAAATTTTCGCACCTCATCGTTACCAGATGAAAGGATGCCTTTCATCTGCTCTACGATTTTTACACCTTCCGAAGACTTAGAACCTATACCTAAGAACCCTTTACTCGCACCGCTGTTAAGCCATGTCTGCGATTGAGATTTAATTGCTTTTGCCGACTCCTTTTGCAATGTAATAAGCTGTTGATAGTACTCGGTAGTATCTTTTATTGAATTCTTTGTATCCTTAATACTGTCGTTAATACCCTTAATACTATCATCAAGTAATTTGATATAGGTATCCATCGTTTCTACATAAGTGGCAAGGGAGCTGTCTTCGCTGTCGCCAAATATCTTCATGATAACCTGTATCACTTTTAAGGCTGCTTGAATGATAGCAAGAATGGCTACCGCCCTCTCCATGTCTGATACAGCTTCACCAAACGCTTGAATACCTTGCGCCATCGATACACCAGCGGATAGTGCACTTGCAGCAAGACTTATACATTCCCCTGCTGCGCCACCTATCGCTTCTCCTGCATCCTTAAGGGCACTTGCATATTCATCAATAACAGATGTAACCGATTTAAACGCTTTCTTCTCCTTATCTTTTGCCTTAATCATCTTTTGCGATGATTTCAGCATCATGTTTGCAGCTTTCTTCTCTCCTGCTTTATCGCCACTTTCTTTTGCTGATGCAAGTGCATTTTTATATTTATCATATTCTATTTTTGCTGCGGCATATTCTGCACGCGCCCGCTTTATAGACTCAATAGGATGAGATAAGTCCATCTTTTCTTGCAGTTGGGAAATAGCATCAACGACAGCTTTTATTTGGTCAGGTTCGAGATTTTTTGACATTTCTATGAACTGTTCAAGCTGGTCTTTTACGACAGACGCAGTTCCGATATCGATACTATCTAAATTACCAAAAACGAACTCCCAATTGATATTCTTTTTTAACTCTTTCAAATCGAGGTCATTGTACTCACCTTGTTTTTGTTTTTCAAGTGACTTCTTTTCCCCTTCATTCTTTGCCTTTTGAATTTTCTCTGCATATAACTTGGATATGGCAAGACGTTTCTCTTCGTATGTTCCATACTCTTTAAGATACTCATTGAGGGCACGCTCGTTCGATTTAGATGCCTCCTCGTCTTCGTTCTTATGTTTAGCTTGTAACTTCTCTTCAATTGTAGAGAAGTTTGTTTTTTCTTCTTCCGATAAACCTATTGAAGAGGGCTTAAAACCTTTGTCAGTACCACCGTGCTTTGACTTATATACATCCCTCGCATCATCAATTTTCTTTTGCAAGAAATCTCTTTTGTATCTCTCTAAGTCTTCTAATTCCTTTTTATGGTTTAATTCCCGTTGCCTTTTTTCTTTCTCATATCCATCTGCCAAAGCATCAATACCGGCTTGTGTTGTTTTGTTCCTTAATTCACGTTCCGCATCTGTTTGCTCGCGTTTCATTTTATCGTAATCTACTTCTTTGTTGTGTCCATTCTTCGTATCTTCGTTGCCTTTATATTCTGATACACCGATAGCCTTCAGTGCGGACTGATTTTCTTCAGTTGTAGAGTTTAATCCCTCATTTAGCAGTTTGAGCCGTTTATCTAATTCATCTTTTGCTTTCTTCTGATTTTCCTCGAGAATTTTAGCAGCCTTCTCCGCATTCATTTTTGTTTGCTTTGCTGCTCCGCTTGCTGTTGCGATAACATTAACCCATCCCGACTGTCCACCTGCCCATTTCAGCTTATAGTCATTCTTATTAAATCCACGTTCGGACATTTTCTTTTCGGCATCTTTACCATCATACTGACCTAACATGTCTCCGGCGCGAGCAACATGCCAATATCCCCCACCTTTAACTGTACTTTTGTTGTAGTCTGTCTGCTTAATAAACTTCTCGGTAGCCTCCTGTATCTGCGCATAGTAGGCTGATGCCTTTGCTCGAGCCATAATAGATTGCACAACGGCATTGGTGTTTCCTGTAAGAACTTTCTCCGCATCAGAAACCCCATTGACAGCAAAGCCTAATTGATGAAAGGCTGTTTTATTTGCATCAACAAATTTTTTCTTTGCATTAAGATTATTTCCAAGTCTATTCCATTCATCTTGAAGTTTCTTGTATTCGGTTATTTGTTGTGATGCTGCCTTTGCAACACTATTTCTCCATTCTTCATTTGATTTTTGAATAGTTTTTGCAAAAGCCTCCGCTTCTTTGCGAGCTTGCTCTTGCGCATTATTTGCAGAAATCAGTTTCTTTCCCCACTCAATAATATCCTTTCCATAAATAGTAAGCAGTGTAATGCCTACCATCATTGCTGTTTGCCAGCTAAATAATGATGAAGCGAGCTGTTTCCAAATAGGAATTGATGATTGTCCCGATGCTTTCAGCTCCTCATTTGCTAATTTTGCCCTTTTTATCTCATCCACCATTATAGGAATGTTGTTTGATATAGCCATAAAGAACATATTAACTCCCATCCTTGCGGCGGGTAGCTCTCTTACAAGTTGCTGTACGGACATGTTTAGCCCATTATAAGCTTGATAATTGCCGACATTTCGCTGATGATTACCTATTGTTGCATCAAGCTCTTTTATTTTCATATCAGCTTCTTTAATAGATGCCAGAAGTTCTTTTCCAAACGAGGAATTTCGTTCTTCCTCGCTTAATGCTCGATATACGGCACGCATACGCGAGAGAGATTGGGAAAGTTGGTTCATTGAGCCTGCGGCAGCAATATCCAGTTTAGCGTTATTTACAAGTTCTTGCCGTATTTCCGCCAGTCTCTGTTTGTGTTTTATCAATTCTTGATTGTAGTGCGTCAGCAGTATTACTTGTGTGTCAGAAGGAGCACCATTTCCGATGTGGCTTTTTACGTTCTCTATACTTTTTTTAGTTAATGTAATAGCCCTTTCCTCTTGTAATAAGCCTTCTATGTTTAATTTTCGCTTACTTAAAACTGCATCTATTTCGTCCTTAAGACTTGAATACGCTTTTGCTTGTTTTTCAATACTTTGTGTATGTGTCTTATTCGTACCTATTTCCGTCTGCGCGGAGGCTGAATTAGAAACTTTTTCTTGTGCTGATGTAATAGAAGACACTGCTTTATCTATACGCTTGGCGGTTTCTAATATTTTAGTATCAGCTTCCGCAAATTTATTAATGACAGCATTAAGTTCTTTTGTTAATTCCTGCATCTTACTATTTAATGCATTGAACGCCGTCGGGTTCTGAATAGCATTTACACCATTCAACTCTTGTTTTAATTTTGAGATTTCCTCTCTAAGCCGTATAACCTTTTCATAGTCGGCTTGAATTTTAAACGATAACTGTGCCATAAATTTATCTCCTATTTCTTCTTTTTGCTAACTCCTTACCACTGATTTTCTTCACTACATCACCGAACACTTCGTGCTGTTTGTCTTTTTGCATCACAACAAGATTTCGGTAAGGAATTTGATTAACTACTTCGTCATACGTTAGATGCAAGCTATCCATAAATGACGCTATTTGCCCTAAAAGGGTTCTATTGCCGATTACCTCGGACTTGCTGCCAGCAGGCTTGCGTTCTTCGTCAAACTGGCAGCTTTCAAGAAAGGGTTTACTCCAACCAACTCCAATACAGAGGAAAGGGCATCTATCACTTCTTCAAATGTCCCCTCTGATAGTTCTTCGCTAAGTGATAAATCACCAGTAATAAACCACGACAGAGCCCTCGCATATGCTTCGCTATCTTTTGCGGCAATAAACATATCTTTCAATGTTCCGTTGTCTCCTAAGTCCAATTCGCTAATACACGATATTGCTCCCGCTAATTTCTTTATCGTTGGTGGCTGGATGGGATATGCCTTTCCATTCACATATATGAGAGAGTAATCTCCCCCAATGATAGCCGTGCTTACAAGTTTTGATGCAATACTCATTTTTTTAATAAAAAAAGGTGAGAGGTGGACAATGCCACTTCCCACCTATTGTTATCCTACAATCTTATTGTCTTAAACCAAAGCTTTGACTTCTGCCTCGTCAAAGTTATATTCACTTGCAACTCCGTCAACAGTAGGTGTTTGTGCAAGGCCTTTTACTGCAAGCGCAATAGCCTTGTCAATGTTTGCCTCACGTGTCACAATCTGACAATTCGGGAAGATAAACCAAACATCATCTTCTGTAAGACAGAACAAAGTCTTTTTGATAACGACCTTATCCGTTGAGCGTTTCCATCCAACGGGGTTATCCTTATCTGTACCTGCTCCGCCTTTCTTGACGATTTCTCCACCCATAAGAGCAGCTTTCGTTGCGTAATCATATTGCCCGATAGAGAATTGAGGAGTTAACTCTCCCGGTGTTGTGTCGTAGCGATAAGCCTGCCCCGTGAGCTGGTTTTTGTAAGGAGTAACGGAAGCCTCGCTCTCCTCAATAGTCCACGTTTCTCCGTGCACGTTTTTCACTTCTGCCTTTGCCGTGATTGCAGCTTTGATAAGTGTTTTTGCAAAGTCTGGCGTAATATCCTTATTCACTACGGAAGTATCAGCATACACAATACGCTTGATACCTACAGCTGAAATTAATCCCATAATTATTTTACATTTAATACGTTAAACAAAATTTTACAATTTACGAAATGGCACTTTAAAGATGCGTCAGCTTCAATAGAGGTATTTCCTGAATAAAGATAGGTCGAGCCGTCATATTTATCAACAGTATTTGGCTTGAACTTCCTCTTGGCAATACGCTCTAACTCATTAAGCCGAACTGTATTTGCTTCACCTTTACGTAGGTTGGGGACACAAAGGTTAACCTCCACAAAACACTTCTCCCAGTATTTCTCTGTTTCAGGTTTTTTTACATGAATGGTTATCCGTTCTCCTTTCAGTTCCCCTGTGAGGGTTTTGCCAAATGGAACAATCTCAATACCGAAGACCTTGCAGTCGCGGTAAAGTATGTTCGCTATGTCGGTAGATGCTATCATTCAAATCTCTCTTTCAGGTTTTTCTCTGCCCTTAACGCTGCTCCACTCAATACCTCAAATCCTTTTGCCTCGACGTATGAAGCATATTCGGCGGTATTCTTCAATGTAAGCCCATCCTCGTCTACATCGTATTTATTAGATGTTCTTAAAACGAGCGTGTGGTCCTGGTATGTTCCGCTTTCCTCTGCATCTTTTACAGCTGCATCGCCAGCATCAATCATAGCCTTTTCCACTTCCCATATTCCATCATTAAAGAATTGTTCTACATCGGAGAAATCACTCTCTACAACCATAATTCAGTATTATTGAAGTAGTTTGTATTCTTTACAATATAAACACTTCCCTCGCCTCTTACGCTATTCCCGTCTAAGCACCTTACTTCCGCCCCTGCATTGATTTCCACTCTCATTTCACATACCACGTGGTAATTCGGACGATATACTTCACCGTTAACAGATGAAAACTCCTTTGTGGTATTATCATCGCAACGGCAATGGCATAAGGTTCGCCATTCTTCACCACCAGTATCGGGAATGGGTCTTCCGAACTCATCCCTGTCCTCTGGTGTGAGAACTTTTACTTGCAATATGTGTGGAGCGAAAATCACAGGAAGCGGATTTTAGGTTTATTATCATTGAGTTCGTCCCTAAGTCCGTACTGTTTGCATAGCATCGAGTAGTAATTCTTTATCCCGTCGATATTCCACGACATAGAGAAACCACTCTCACTAATACTTGTAGCACGGAGCAAAAGAGACGGAATGAAACGAGCTATAGCGACGTTTACTTTATCAGTGCTTTCGCAATCAATCTCATCTTCTATCCTAACATTGGAGGAAATGGACATATCCCAAAGGTCGGCGTCCGACACCGAAACGCCGAACGACCGAAGCCTTTGTGATATATATTCCCTTACCGTCATTACGAAAGATTAGAGAGGTCAATATTCGTGATGAGTGTCGGGTCGGCAATCTGCGGTATCCACTCGGCGGTGTACTCGAGGTAACGCCCGTTGTGGTCACGGTTAGAAGCTACCAACATATCACCCTCACCTGCGGAAGAATAAGTCATACCGGGAACAGGGTCGGTTTGCTCATACGGGGTATGGAAACGCATATAACCAATTTTGTCTTGCGGAAGCAAGGTGATGCGATTATCTGCGTAAACCTGTACGTTCTTACCATTCTGTTCCTTTACGTAGTCCTCCTTAATTTCAATCGCAGGAAGACCTATACCGGTAAACAACTGCGAGGCTAAATCGGACGTGATTAATCCCGTTGAGAGGTACATCTGGTTTTGCCCCAACTGCATTTTGAACATATCTCCAAATTCAGAAGAACCGATGATATGCTTAACAAACGTTCCGCGACTCATTACCATCTTGGCATACTTACCGAAGTCAGGAGCAATCGCATCGAGTTTTCTCATCAAGAATGTTACCAGCTTCTTCTTACCCCCATCAGTAACATCGCTGTTTTGAGGAGTGATAAAGTTCATTGGTAATTCTATATCAAGAAACTCTGTTGCGCCTTGTTCACTCTGCGCCTTATCCTTATTCCGAACAACGGCTTTACCCGTCATAAGGAGAGAGCCGACAACCAAATCCATACGCTTGTGAGCGGCGAGCATCACCTGACGGTAGTCATCGTAGATGAACGCAATGATTTCGTTCAATGCCGACACCTGCCCTGCTGCGTTGGCTGCGTTGTACTTGTCAATCAAATCTTGCAAATCCGAAAGACGGTCTACAGGCATCTGATAACGGTCGCCGAGATAGGCGATTTCACCAACACCATTACCTATGTTCTGGCGCTCACGGATAGGCTTCTCTCCAAAACGAGAGTTGATGCTACCTGCCCTAACACCACGAACAGAACCGATGTAATCTTTGAATACACGGGTAGTAGTCCGACGGAAGTCGAGATACTGCATCCAATAGATAGCGTCCTTACGAGTTTGGAGGACACGGTTGATAACTGCACCCACAATGGCGGGCTCGTTAAACAAAGTCTGAATAGTCAATATCATAATAGTGTCCTTTCTTTTACTCGTTAAACTGGAAGTGAGGAAGATTGGCTTTATCCTTTACAGAGAAAGGAGTTACCAACTTCTCGGGTTCAATCTCAAACGCACGCTGCAAGAGAGCAACATTGTTAATACCTTCGATAACCTTGTGCGTCTCGTAAAGGGCGGAGTTCGCCAAGTTCTTAGGCTCTTTGCCGTCTGCCGCCTTTGCCTCAAAGAGCACATCGCCAGACTTTACAGACACACCGAAAGCGGCTGCGAGGGTTAACTCGTCATAGTCCGCGTTAGACTTGTCGATAGACTGCACGGTAGCTCCTTTTGTACCAGTACCGAGGACAGTGCCCACTTGTACATAAGAACCCTTTGCAATCTTAACCTTAACATCGCTTGCACCTGCATTTTCCTTTACGAGAGCATTAACCACAATCTTTGAGGTTTTTGCAACCAAGTCGGCTGCAATGGGAGTAAACGATGGCACGTAACTACCAACCGATATCCCTGTAACATCAAGGATGTAACTGCCGCGTCTACGAAGACCAGTGGAAACGTCATAACGCTCCACTTTTTCGTCTTTGGGCGGCAAATTGTACTTAAATCCTGCCATAATTTTTTACTTGTTATTCTGTTCTACAATCTCTTTTGTTCCCTTGTTGATTTGTTCAGCAATGGAACTTACTTCTGTTTTGTGTTCGTGGTTTCCCTCTTCGGGAGACTTGACGAACTGAAAACCGCTGTTTTGCATTTCCTGCTTCAAGTCCGTGAAGTACTGATTAAGGTCTACATCATCAGCGATTGTTTTGCCTTTATAGGCAAATTCGGGAATGCCAAACGATTTTGCAACCTCTTCTATCTGTTTATTGCGAGTGTCTACCTTTGATTGTGCATCCATCGCATTTATACGTTCCGCAAGAGGTTTTATCGCTGCTCCCACTGCTGCTGCAACTTGTGCGGCCAAATCCTGCGGCTCGTTAGGTTTCGGGTCTGTGGGTGGGTCTTGCGGTTTGGGTTCCTCGATAGGCTTACCGTCCTTGATGTTGTGCTTCTTCTCGTAGTTAGAAACTGCGGTCTTCTGCGCCCCGTCTGCTCGGAAATCGCCATAGTTTGTTACAACGTCCTGAAAAGTGATACCCTCGACAATTGAGTCTATCTTACTTTCGTCCGTTACACCCTCCGACTTCTTTGTTGCAATCCGTTGGAGGGTGGCATCGTCTACGCCCGCAAATTTCGTTCGTAGACCTGCCAAAATCTTTTCATAAATGTTCATGTTAAAAATGTTATCCTGAAACAATCTAATTACCAAAGTCAAAGTTACCTTAAATAAAAAGCGGTTCCATGTGTTTTTATGGTTTAGAAATGACAATAGGAAAATTGTAATGAAATAGCACAAAAAAGGCTCAAATCCGAGCGGAAATGAGCCTAAAAGATAAATTAAAAACGCTTATGGAAACAACTATTCTTGTTCGCTTGGTTGTGTAGCTTTTTCTTTTTGTTCCTCCTTGATTTTTTGTAACTCGTCTTGGAGTTCGCCGTAGTTAGAACAGTATGCCACACCATGTTCCGTAGACCAAACGCCACCACTTACTGCGGCAGCAGCGGTCTCAACCTTATCTCTTTCGCTGTCAATCATAAACGGTACAATCTCTGTTTCAATGTCTACTGTTTTAGATGCGGATTCAAGCGATGAGTTGAGAGAGCCGACAGCAGCGGTAAGGAAATTTACTCGCCTTTGGAAAAACGGGCCTAACTCTTCCGAGTGGTTCTGTACTGCCATGTGTGCTGCCATGAAGACATATCGGAACGCTGTGCCACTTAAAGCGTTTCCTGTGCCTTTTAATTGGTCAAAGGAGATACGAGGGGTATTAGTAAGCCCGTAAATCTGATTGAAATAAGTTTCTATTTCGACCTTAATAGGGTCGCTCGTCTGGTTCCATGTAAGATATTGCGCATTCGCACCTTCACCTGTAAGCTGCATCATCCTATTTCTTGCGTCACCACTAATGCTTTCGGGATTTAACTCTCCAAACAGCATAAGGAGAGGGAAAAAGTGGCAATCGATACAATCGGCATACCCTGATAAGCATTTCTCTAACCGCTCGCGGATAGAAGATACTTTATTGCCAAGTGTCTCACTTCGAAAACCGTACATAACGGGGAGTTTTGGGAGCCCGTGTTTAAACGACCGCTCGGCATTCTCTTCCCATATTTTGTTTTCCTCCCATTGATACACCATCGTATCGGTAACAGTCATAAAAACATTACGCTCATTACCGTTTAAGTCTTTCTTTTTATACTCACGGGAAAAAGCTATCATATCGCCGCTATCATCGTAGAACGGATAAAGAGTGTCGCCTCTAAATGGGGACCACAGCTGCGACTTTAAACGGTATTTAGGAATAACTTTCCCGAAAATACTTGCAATCTTTTGTTTAAGCCTTGCCCAAAAACCATCATCGGCAATTGTGTACCAATATTCTGCTACTTCTTGCTCCGATAGCCACGAGCGTACAATCTTTCGATTTTGGTACTTTAGCTTATTCTTTTTGAATATCTGCTTGACCGCCTCAAAAACACTTCTCTCTTTTTCGTCTTCGGAAATACAGTCCAATGTCGGCTCTGTACCAACAGTAAACGCCGTATGGATATTTACTATATCCTGCTCAATGGGAAGTGCGATACGGTTAGGGTCTTTCTTTTCGTACTTGGCAGGAATTTTCGTTGTCTGTCCCGTTTCAGGGTCAAACTTCGTCTCCTCCATCTTCACAAGGACTTCTATTTGTTTATATAATTCCTTGTTGTTAATGTTATGTTTTGATGGCTCCCAATTGGCAAGATTTGCCACTGTATCAGGAACATTGGTGCGCCTGCCTTTTTTGAGATAGGCTATCTTTTGGCTAATATCCTCTAATGCGAGGATTTCCTCTAATGTCTTCGGTGTTTCCATATCGTTATCCTTTCTTGTTAAGCGGAAATGCTTTCTTAATGCTTTCGGCATAGTCTTCCATGCTTACCGCGGCAGCTTTGAAAGCACCTGCCATATTTTCTCCTGTACGTAAAACAATACTATCCATATATTATCCTATTTATCGGGCGAAAGCAGCTGCCATATCGCCCTTTGGTTTCAAAATCTTTCCTAATAATTGCCCAAGAACATAATACCGAACGGCATCTATTCCATGGTTATACTTATCTATTGGTTGGTTGATATAATTGCCGTCCTTATCGGTGTCCCACACATACTTTCTGAACTCTGTGCGGAGGTTATATGACCGCTCTGTAACAAATATATGGTCAAAGGATAACATCTTGTCAATACCTGCAATGATTGAGTTTCCACTCTTATCAACCGGGTAAATCTTGACCCCTGCATTGTGTATCTCCTGTATCAATCGTGGGTCGGCACTCTCGGAGAACACCTTTAGGTCGCCATATTTGCGCAATTTCTTAATAATATCGGAAGAAAGCATGCCCGTGCGGTAAAACAGCTCATCAAGATACAAGTCATTATCAATGATACCGCACAATATTCCTGCGCTTGGGTCGTGGGTAAAGCCGAAATCTTGCCCCAAAGCCACTTTCTTACACCACTTGGGGAACTCTTTAACAACACCTATTTTCTTGAAGACCGCACCCTCGGCTACGTCAGCCCACCTACCCATGACGGTGTGGGCGTATTTCTCGGGATTATTATTTTTCATGTCCTCCACCTCCTCGATGAACTCGGGGGAGAGATTCTCGATATTGTCCAAATAAGTTGTATGGATATGCAATACGTTCGGGTGGGTACTTATCTGTACAGGTACGCCATCAAATTCTAACTCCTTGTGGGTATTTTCAATGAAACGCTTATAAACCCAGTGATTGTTGTCGGTTGGGTTCATGACGATTATTATTCGGTTCTGAATGCCTTTCTGTCGAATGGAGAGCATGATAGTTTCAAACTCCCTTTCCGAAACCCACTCTTCGGCCTCATCAACAACGAATGTCGTTATGCCGTGGATGGACTTCAACTTTGCCGTTTGATTGCCGCTTGATGTCTTAATACCTCTAAACATAACAGCCCCACCACTACGGAGGTTCTTTACGTCCGTCTTGGTGTGAGTGTACCATTTCGCATTGCCGTCAAGTTCCACCTTTTCCATAAATTCGGGGATAACAGACATAGAAGCCGACACCATTGTATAACGAGTATAGAGTATCTGATGAACTATCCTCTTTGCAAGAGTTGGGTGCTTTACCTCAAACAACAGACGCTCGATGAAAGTGGAAACATTGAAACTCTTTCCACTTCCACGCCCCCCTGTAACCAGGATAATGAATTTATCCTTATTGTGGTATAACGGAGCGTATATCTGCTGTGGGCAAATTCTATTCATTCGTGTTGTCGGTCATCCACTTATCAATGTCGATACCATTCTCGGAGTATAGTGTATCTTCATCGTCTTGTTTCTTCTCCAACTTGCGCCATGTTGGGTCGTGATGATAGAGTAGGGTAGCGATAGCTTGCATATTAGGAGGTAATTCCATTTCGGACTCTTGCACTACCGCCTTATCGGTAAGCGTCACCCATCCTGTACCGCCACAATAGGGGCATTTCTTGTCCGCTCCCATGCACTCGCACTTGTCTTGGACATACTTAACAATTTTGGATTTCGTTTTCTTTCCACCAAACGCACCTTTAATGTATGCGCCGCGGAGTAAGGCTACTATTTCTGTGCGACCATGCGCTAACACCCTATAAATTTCACTACCACGGACTTTATTTTGTTCTTCATTCCATCCCTGGTAATTGCCATTTTTCATTGCCCCAAACACATCAGCGGACAAGTTCAATTTATTTGCTATCTCCTCGTCCGTGTAACCATTCATAGCAAGCTGTTCAATGAGCTTGTAGAAATCGGGGCTATCGTAGTCGTGTTTGGGTTTTGCCATAACTTTTTATGTTTATAATTTGCTTTTATCAAATGTTCTCGTTATCTTTGCAATAGATTGATGGTCGCATCGGTAGCGGGGCTTCCCAAAAGGCAGCATATTGCAAGGTTCAACTCCTTTGCCAATCTACTTAGGGGCTTAGTTGCCCCTATTTTATTTTCTTATATTGGCCTGCGTTCATATTCTCTTTTTGCACCACTCCGATAGATACCACTTTATTGTAATAGCGTTTACCTATCTCTTGATTTGGCTCTATTACAACTTTCAGTACCTTACTTTTAGAGTATTTTACGCTTGATACATAGATTAGGCGATTTCTATTTTTGTCTATATAAACATTTTTCGGCCTCTTCACTGCTGCCTCAACCATTCTAAATCTATGCACATTTACCGTTGCACCTTTTTGTTTCTTTTTGTGATTCCGATATTTCAATATCACTTTATCGGTAATGGCAGCAAGATTAGATTTCACAACTATCCCTTTCTTTGAAAGGTCTCTTAAGTATGCTTTATTTATCTTTCCAAAAACATACACCGACTTTCTTGCTCTTCCACTTGCGAGAACTTTGTCTGCAAATCCTTGTAGGTCTCTTGTGTATCTCCGCTTGCTGCCATGTAAACCATAAATCAATATACCTTCACCCATTACTCAGTTAAAAGAGTTTCTATCTTTTCAGAGAATACTTCACCTTTAAGGAACTTTTCTTCTGGACTAAATCCGAACTTCTCGCAGAACTCCGCCTTTGCATCCCAGCTATCAAACGATAGCATAAGATAAGCATCCATGTTTGCGGCTGCCTTTGTAGCAGCTTGTTTCACTTCCTCTTTTACCTGCTTCATGTGAGCAACCTTTTCCGCTTTCTCGGCTTGCCTCTGTGCTACTTCTGTTTGACGTTCCTCTCTGACTGGTTCCATGAGTGTTTCGAGTTCATCTGCAATGGTGTTCTCTTCTTCTGTCTGAAAGTTGAAATCCACGCCGATAATATCGAGGTCTTGCTCGGTCAGCCCTGCATCTTTATAGTCAATGTCGGGGATAAGTTCACGAAGTGTATCGTAGTCCCACTCGCCTTGTGCTGATGGGTTGTTGAGCAAGATAAGCAGCTCTTTCTCTTCTTTCTCCTCAACATCTATCAAGTCCACTCGGATAAGGTAGTCGTTCTCTTTCGTTTTGGGGTTGAATTTTTGGAGTTCGTCCATTACCGAAAGCCGTTGGTGTCCGCTGACGAGGGTGTTGCCTGTCCGCCTGTTCACCACGATGCCCCCGACCATGCCAAACTTCTTTATACCACGTTTGAGAGCCTTGCGGTTCTCTTCAGGAATAGTACGAGGGTTCTGCTCGTGAAGATTTATCTGCGAGCGTTTCAGTTCCACGCTCTCTGACGTGAAGTATTTGTTATCCATCTGACTTGTCTCTTTAATGTGTTATGAAGAAGATAATCCTAAAGATTTATTCAACTTCTTAAGACGCTCCCGAACATTTCCTTGCCAGTTTTACGAGCTACTGCGCCTCTCGCTTTAGTACCCATGTAGGTAGAACGAGAGTATTTCTTATTGTATGAGCTATCATCATTGTAATTCCATTTGCCTTGCGCTTTTTTAATGTTGTCGTAATATCGAAAAGCTGTGTTTCTGACCTTGTCGATTCTTGAATTATTTCCACGGCTACGACTCATGATGGAATTTGCTTGATTCATTATGTCATTTACGGATTTTTTTCTTGCCATAATTCTTACTTGTTATCCTGTTTGTAATTTTCTTCAAATAAAATTCTCTCACTCATTGGAAACACCTTATATATCTTCTGCAAGTCCTGCGGATAGTGTTCGTTAAGCCATGTAAAGCAATCTATGTTAAACCCGATGCCGTTACTCGCCTTATTGCCATATAACACAGGTTGAGGCAAACGTTTCATACGCATATAGGCTTTTACATCTTTCTGCGTCCACGATGCGAGCGGATATACCAGTCCGTTGTTCTCATACCCGTTAGTTTCATAGCCTTTGAGCATGAGGTTTCGGTTCATACCGTCCGCCTTTTTCATTCCCAAGAATGTGTAATGTATGCCCGTCTTCAATCTAACGGCTTTAATCACATCAGCGAGTTTCAATAGCTTAACTTTCGGATTAGGTACACAGTAAAGACCACCGCGAAGAATGTATGTCAAGTTCCAATGAGGAACTTCCATAAATTCGACCTTTGGGTATTTCTTCTTTACCCACCTTACCCAACCATTGATGTGGTCTAAATCCTTAACAAAGAACATAAACACACATACAACCCTGTCGAAGTGGGGGTACACTAAGTCCAAAGTTACAAGTGAGTCTTTGCCAAGAGAACAAAAGACGATGCAAGATGACTGTTTTTCAGCCACCCTGCATATTACGTTATGTGCTTCTTGTAACTTGTTCATTTGTTATCCGTTAGATAAACCAAACGCTGCACGCAAATCACGCCTTTTTGCATCACGATTGCCAAAACGTGTAGATGAGCCTGCCTCTGAACGTCCAGCATTAACTCTGAATACGCCACGAGCACCATTTACGTTACTCGTTACACCCGTTGTTCTGTTGATACGTGAAGCCACATTACTCACTGAACCTTTTCTTGCCATAATCTCAATATTTGATTATTATACTTTCTTCGACTTGTCCCTAATATTGTGTGAAAGTACTTTACCCAAATCAAACACTACTTGCTCAGCCACCCATACAAGTGGCTGACCGTCTTTGTCTCGGCCGTGCTCGTAGGTGATAGGCTCATCGTTATCGTCTACGAATATCTCGCAGTGAGCGCCAACAACCTCTACCAATGCGCTATCTCTGTCTTTGTTGTAACCAACAAAAAATTGTATAGCATCATACTTGATAGGCTGCGCGTTGCCGTGTTCGTCTTCGATTTCAAAGCCCTCTTCATCGAGCTGCAACAGCTTCTTGATGGTTGTTGGACGAACTTCGCGGAACTCTTGTACCTTTCGACCTGAAAGGATAGCGTCGAAGTACTTTTGGCGAATTATTAATGATAATATCTTCATACCTTTTCTCTTTTTTACAAAATTAATATTATAAGTATGT